GACAATCATCTCTAATAACAATATCTGTATCAACATACAAAATTGTATCATATTTTTTTAACAGTTTATATATTTGAAATTTTTCTCAATGTGGAGTGGTTTGAGATATCTTTTGACTATCAATACATAAATCATCAGCTCCTATTTTTTTAGCATACTTTTTGATAGTAAAATGTGTTAATTCTGCTATCTTTTTGTAATCTTTTCCTATTGCAATTGTAAGAACCAGTTTTCTCATATAAATATTATAAATAATGAGGATAATAGTCAATGTCCAAATCAACATTGAATGCACCACCATCTGTGATTGTAACCACACAGTTATTATTGCCAGTTTCAAATCTAGGGAATACACCATCAAAATCTACATTAACTGCATCAACTTTTACTGTTTGATTTTCACAATCTATGACTAAAACTTCAGCATCTGCAAATGCTCGTGTAATTGTAATAATGTCATTAGTAGTATTGTTCTCAAATTGAATTGCAGTCATTGTTGTTTCGTTATCTATTGTTAATGTTATTGTAGGTAATGGGTCACTAGAACCTGTTACTGTAAGGCTATGAGACTTAGGTGACGTTGTAATATCATCTAATGATGAATTTGTTGAAGTAGTTGATTTGCCATAAGGTTGACATAGAAATTCTATTGTAAAAGGTACAAGTGTAATATAATAAAAATCATCTGGAATCTCTAAAGATTGAACGGTAGCAGTATAACGAATAGTTCCATCGCCATAATCAATATCAAGATTTTTTTCTGTACCTTGTAAATTATTTTTCATTTCATCTATAACTGTTCGTAATGTATTTGCAGAATCTGCAACAATAGATCCTTTTACTGTAATAATTTTTTTATCCCAATAGCTTGAAATAAATCTAAAATCAGCAACCCTAAGATTTGATTCAATATCTATAACACGGCTTGGATAATGTTTGTGATGTATTGATCTTGTTTTAATGTTTGAATTCTGAAGATCATAACTGTCGAATAATAAATTTGTTGGTACTGCCATAGTTTTAAGTTTTATTTATTTAAATCCCTCCTAGTCTAGATAATTCTGTTCTTCGACCAAGAATATTATTTACTGCTTCTGCTATTCTATTAATATCTTCATCTTCTCTTACGATAGGATTATTGATATTAATAGTTGTATTACCCATTTCATTGTTTGGAGTAATTCTAGAACCACCAGGTAAATTAACTATTTCTGGACCTCTTTCTCCTACAAGTGATGTTTCCATCGGTGATGTCCATCCACCTGTTGCTCTTCCTATAACTTGTAATCTATCCATAATTTCATTATATCCTTCAATATCACCAGCAGCTTTCTTTGCTCTCGCCTTTTCAATTAAATCATATTGCATTTGTGTTGAATCTGCTTCTGCTTGGGTAGCTCCTTCATATAAATCACTTATATCACTATTAAGTTTCATGACAGCAATACTTACACCAGCAACTACAGCTACAAGTCCAACTAAACTCAAGGTGCTTAAGGTCGCAAAACCAGCAAGCACTGTAGCCATAGGGGCAATAATGGCCCCAAATGCAGTTGCTACCCCGAATATAGCAATTCCTATTTGAACTGCTTTTACAGCAAGGAAAAGAGCTAATATTGCTTTCCAATGATCTCTGAAAAAACCAAAGACTGGACCTACTATATTACCTACTTCTTCAAATGCACCTCCAAAATCATCAACTATACTCAATAATTCTCTTTTTATATCACCAGTTCCAGATGTTAAGCTATTTTTTATTTCATCAAATCTTGCTACCCATGTTTCAGAAAGCTTAGCAAAATTAGACTGAGTAGTTTGTAAAATATCGTTAGATGCAGCAGTTTCTGCACCAGCTCGTTCATTGATATTTGTTATTGCTTCATTTTTTGCCCTAATCATTCTTTCTATCTCATCAGATACAGCAGTATTTCTCATTTCTTCTAGAATATTCCAATGTTTATTGTAAAGAGTTTCTTCTTCTGATAGTTTTTCTGATAATTTATTTGTTCTTTCTTCGTATTGTTCAGTTGTTGATTCTGTTTGTTCTTCTTCTAATTTTTTATTTTCTTCCATTGCTCTTGCATAATCTTCATTTTCTCTTTTTAATTTTAATCTTAAATCAGCAATTTTTTCTTGATTTGCTCTAATCCCAAGAGAAACCTCTTCTGCTAAATCTTTTTTAATATCTTCAGTAGTTCTAGCATGACTTATTGCCATTTCTTCTCTTTTATTAGCAAAATCTGCAGCAATTTCTGACATTTTTTCAGTGTAATCATCTTTTAATCCTTTTAGGTCTTTCTTCATATCTTGGATAGAGTTATAATGACTTTTAGCCCAATCGTGCATTCTTTCTGTAAAATTCCTAGTTTCTTTATTCACATCTTTTATTCTTTTAGCTGTTTCTTCTGCTTGTTTAGCTGTTATTCCTTCTTGTGTTCTATCAACAACTACACCAGATTCTTTAATTGCTGTTTGAATTTCTTTATAACTATCTTTTGCTTTCATTGCCCCAGTTTTAATGACATCAAATAATCTTTTTATTGGTTCTACAAACTTTCTTCCGATTAAAAATACACTCAAAGCACCAACTAGTCCAAGAATGCTTGTAGTCGCAGTAGTTATAACTGTTACAAATGCACCCAATCCAGATAAAAGCATGGGTAAAAGAGCACCAACAGCAGCCATTGCAGTAATTAATAATCCAATAGATAAAACTTTCAACATTATACTTGAAGCTAATTCTCTATTCTGATCAACCCAGTTTGAAAAACTTAACGCCAATGGAGCAATCATGTTTATTAATGAAACAACAGTTGGTTCTAATGCTTTACCAAGAGCTGATTGAGCAAAGAAAATACTTGTACTTAAACGAGATAATCCACCAGATAAAGTGTTAGTAGCTAATGTAGCATTGCCTAAGAATTTTTGACCTTCCTTTAAAAAACCTTGATAAATTGCTTCCCTTTTTTCTACCTCACTCAATTTTCCAATAGTTGTTCCTAAACTTGCAGCATATTCTTTTTGCATTATTGATAAGTTCTTTGTAATTCCTACATTATCTGTTTTAATAGACATTTCGTTTTTAATACCCTCTGCTGTTGTTTCAATTGCTTCACCAACAGATAATGATGCTTGTCTATTAAAAACAGCAGCATCAGTCATAACAGTCATTATTTCAGTAGCTTCTCTCATCCCATATCCTTTTGCTAATAAAGATTTTAAGGTATTAGCAGCATTGGCAATTGACATTAAACCTGTTGAGGCAAATGTCATAGCAATTTCAGTAGATTCATCCATTTCTTCACCAACTGCTTTTGTTACTGCTTGTAATCCAATTAATGCTGATTGTTCTTTAGCAGCAGCTTGAACAAATCCTACAGCACCCATTACCATTCCAGCAGTTAGACCAGCAGTAACCAAACTCAAATACCTAAATTGGCTTCCCAAACTAGTTAATGCATGTCCACCTTTACTAGCACCAAAAACTAATTGTTTAAGTGACGAATTAAATTTAGCAGTATCTTTTTGAAGAGAAGTAATGCCTTTTTTAGTAGTAGTTATTCCTTTATTATCACTTTTTGTAGTGATTTGAATTGTAATATTATTATCGGTTGCCATGTTTTTTAAAACTCTGTTTTTGTTTATTCATTTCTCGTTCTTTAAATTGATTTTCAATGTTCATAATTTTAATAAACATATCTAAATCATAAAATGGAGTAGAATATAATTCATTAATTGTCCATCCAAAATGGTAACATATTCTATAATAGACTAGACTTCTTGAATAAGCTTTTTTACCAGAGAAAGCAAGAACTATTTTTTTAAGTTCTGCTTTTTTTTTTCTTCATCATCATTAAATATTTCAGTCATTTCTGTCATTAAAAATCTTAAATCTCCAATAGGTAATATATTAATTGAATCTTGTGTGATTGGTAATGGTTTATCAGCTTCATCTGTAAAATTCCATTCTTTAATAAGAAGAATCAACGTCTTAATACCTCTGTCCATTTCATTGTCTGTTTCTTCTAATTCTTTAATCTGTCCAGTTAGTAATGTTTTATAAAGCAATACTTTGCTGTCTTTAAAGGATGGAAGTTCTACTGTCTTTGTTTCTCTAACGTCTTTTAATATTGGCATATTTTTATTAAAATAAACCTACTAGATCATTTATAAATCATAAATGAGCCAATAGGTTTATCTTTTGACTTTTATTAGACTCTAAGTCTTTTATTAATCTTTTAAACACTCTATGTTCATAGATTTTTTAAGGACATTTACTGTCTCAAATTTTATGTACTTGGGGATACGCTTGGTGAAATACTTGGACTGATACTTGGGCTTAAACTTGGGCTCAAACTAGGTGAGATTGAAGGACTCAAACTAGGTGAGATATAAGAGCTTTCTGTGTTTGTAATAATAATTTCAACAGATTTAGATTCTGTCTTATCATATTCAGCTACAAAACTAGGATTTTCAGTAACAAATCCTGCGATTGCTGTATCCATTGTTCTATCACTAAAGTGAATTTTAGGTAATCCAACAAATATTTCTTCATAATCACCACCAGTAATTTCAGATCCAATCATTTGAATAATTAATGCTTTCTTATCCAAACTCTGATAATATCCTTGTTGTACAGTATCTTCAAAGAATAATGTATAATCTCCTTCAACCTCAAATTGTCCTACTGCTACATGATCTATATTACTATCTCCACTTACATAATGTGCTTCTGCGTTATTGTTTATTCTCAATGAAAATGCCGTTAAATCTGTTGCTGTTGCTGTTCCTGCTTCAACTGCTGCTTTTAATGTAGCATAAGTATCTCCAAGATATAGCTTATAATCTTTAAATCCCATTACTGTTTCTTCTGTAATATCTTTTGAAGCAGTTCCTGTTGTTGGTAACTTTGACAGAACAGAAGCGGCTAACGTTGCTAATCCATCAGAAATAGATAATTCTATTGTATTTATTGTTCCATATATGAATTTTCGTATAGATACTCCATCATAATGAACAAATGTAACTGTGTATGGTGCGTTTGTTGTTCTTCTAGTGATAGTATGTACATAAGAATCTCCAGTTCCTGCTGCACTACTAACTGAACCTAATGCTGGTATAATTAAATATGGAGCATTCTCTACATCTACTAAAATTTCAACATCACCTTCACCTCTTGTTATTCCAGTTATAGATCCACCAACCCTTTCTCTTATTCCTCTTGCAGCTTCATCAACCAAAGGTTCTTGAACTCCTCTAAGAGTACAAGTTGTAAATGGTAAATATTTAGCTGCTGCGACTGCTGTTCCAGGAGTAGCTTCCATTCCAACTCCTAAATACGATTCTCTTCCAATTTTTACATTCATAATATTTTAATATCCTTAAGAAATTTAATTTCGACCTTTTTATTTTAAAACTTTTTTTAATTTTCTAATTGCTTTACTAGAATTTTCATTTCTTTCTCGCCTTTTTAATTCACCTAAAACATCTATTAATGGTTCAAGATTAAGTTCTAATGTCGAAAAATGGTTACAACCATAACACTTAACAGAAAGCTTAAATGCTTCTCTGTCTAATTTATATTTGAACTGCAATGCGTTACATTGTGGGCAACGAAAATCTTTGTAATTTTGGTCTTTTGGACTTTTATTATTCATATTTTTTGTCTTTTTGACTTTTATTTTTTAATACTATCTATTTAAAATTCTAGTAACTGAAACACTGATAGATGCTTCGAGTGTCACCATTTGGTTGTCTCTAACACGAATTCCATAATTTATACTTCCCACATTTTCAACAGACAGATTGTCGCCTAATTCTAAATCATTTCTTAATGCGTAAATAACGGTGTTTGGTAATGGTGTTCCATTAGAATCCTTTTCTTCAGCTATTTTTGTTAAAAATTGCATTCCAACCATTTCATTTGGAGATCTCTTTAATTCTGTTAAGGCATTTATTATTACGAAAATATCTACATCATGGGTATATTTATCTCGACTTGTATCTGCTATATCAATACTAGTTGTTACTGGAGTTATTGCGATGCAAGGTAGGGATGATAAATTAATTAGATTCGGATCATCTAAATGAAAATGTTTAATGCGATTACCAAGTTGAGTTTTTAATCTTGTTTGTAATGTTGTTAAAATATTATACATATTATCATTAATATGATATCATTTATTCTTTAAGGGTCAAATATATGATTTATATTTAATGGGATGATGGTATTGGATTGTTATTTTCTTTATATTTATTACTTTTTCTAATATTTTCTATTACTTCTAGTGGCTGTAGATTCTGCAATGCCCAACATTCTTTAAATTCTTTGTCTTCTGGATTAATAAAATTAAATAAAGATTGTGGCTTAATGTGATCAATGTGCCAATATAGTCCATAATTATCCCAGTTCATCAATGAATCGAATTGCTTTTCCATGTGGGTTTTTAATTCTTGTAATGTGTATTTAATTAAATATTCCCAATGCCTTCCTTTTTTGTTTCCTTTTAAACTAATATATATACCAGTTCTCATACTATTATTTAATCTAAATGTGGGGTTGGTTTGTCTTTTAATCTTGAGATAATTATTCATATACTTCCTTCGTTTCTGCATGACATATGGTCGTTTTTCATAGGCTCTTACCCTCTTTCTTATTCGTTCCATATTCTCCTGTGGAGAATAATATTTTTTTGAATGCTTTATTCTTTTTTCTCTAACTCCCTGTCGCTGATTATACTCTTTTTTTGCATAATCACTTCTTTTCTTCATTTCTTCTGGTGTTTTACGATATGCTTTTCTTTTATTCTGATAATATTCTGCCTGATATTTTATCATTTTCTCTCTTTTTTTTGGATCTTGGAGATATTTTTTATTATATTTAAAACAACATATCTTGCAATTACTAAATAAGTTGTCTTTTATTGTTAATTCTTTATAGAACTCACTAACATTTTGTTCTATACCACATTTTTTACATATTTTTGTTTTCATTTGTCTCTATTAGGACTTATATGCACCAATGTGCACTATTTTGATTGTTTTTTAATAATTCCTGCCACCCAATCTATAAATGCATCTACTATAAGATGGAGTCTTGTTTTGTCAATTCTTAACATAACTCTTTGGGGTGGCTTATTATTTGATGTTCCAAGCTGGTGTTTTGGAAAATATGGGACTGGATTATCAATAATCAATGTGTTTTTATTTATACTACTTCTAAAACCACTTTTCATCGCTTTTGTTCTAACAAGTGGTGGCATATCTCCATATCCTTTTTGCTCTTTAATCTTAATGGTTGATTGTGCTAATGGTTTCCATCCTACTCCGAATGTTTTACCTTGATTTTTAAAGTTTGCCATTATTGCCGCCATCATTATTTTTGATGAATTTTGTAATGGGACTTTTGGTTTTGCCAAATTACTGGATATATTATTTAAATTTTTAATAGCTTGTTTGTCACCAGTAACATTGATTTTTATATTTATAGCCATGGTTATTGCTTGTAGATAGCGAAATTCGTTCATATTTGCCCACCAGAACGATTTTTATATAAAAGTTAATAAATACTATGATGTTGGACTATCTGGATCTTTGAATGGACTAATAAGAGAATCTCCACCTAAATTAAACATTTCTCCTTTATCTGCTTTCCCGTCGCTATAATTATTACTTCCACTTGCAGCACCAATAGATGTTCTACTTAATGCATTTCCATCTTCATCTCTTAATAACAACTTACTATCAAGTATTTTTTGAAGCAAATCTTCTGCTCTATCTATTTTTCTTTGTCCTGTTTTTCCTATCTCAATATCTGCTTCTAATCCATATTCTTTTAATAGCAAAAGTCCTGCTGATAATAATGTAATAATTTGTTGAAATATTTTTGGTTTAGCACTAAATGGAAGGGAATACACAGATGCCACGACCGATTCTGCTTGATTTTCAGATTCATCTCTATATCTTGAAATTAAATCATCTGGAATATAATAATTTTCTTCAAAACCAGCTTCCTGTCTAATTTTGAATATTGAAGTATAATGTTCAGAATCTCCTGCTTTGGTAGCTATTGCATCACTCGAAAGAGTTTCTTGATTTGTAGTAGTATTATAATAAGTCGCCTTGTACCATGATGTAGATGTTCCATCAGCGTCTTCAAACATTGTTCCATCTGGTTTATCAATCTCAATATCTACAGGACTACCCTCATCTGATAAATGTGTGTATGTTCCACTTTTGGTCGCACAACGATAAAACTTTCTTTGATTAAATAGTATTTGGGTTATCGGTTCACCCTTAGAATGGGTGAATTTTGTTGCATCAACTGTCATTGTTGTTAAATCATCAGAAATAGCAGAAATTTGTTTTATTTCAACAGTATCATTCCCTGGATATCCCAAAACAACATAGTCACTTACCGTAAAATGACTTGCATTGCCACAAGACAATATTGTTTGTGCCACAGCTTCATCAGCCGAAAATTCGGTTTTTTCACGAAATATATGTTCCTCTGTAATGGCATTCAAAATTTGCATAAATTCTTATTTTTCTATTATTTCTTTTGGTATTAATTCTACTTTATTTGCTTCTTCTTCAATTTTAATTCTATCGACTTGTAATAAACTCTTTTTTTCTTGTAATGATGTAATCTGACTATCAATACCTTCTATTTTAGCATCGATTTTACGAAGACAAGTTGTATCTTCATCTGTTGTTGTTTTTTCTTCTGATACAACAATTTCGACATCTTCTATTTGTTCTTTTTCTGTTTGGTCATCTTTTAAAATATATGTTTTCATAATTTTATCCTT